GTGGGGTGGTCGATCACGATATAGGCACTCATCGTGTACTCGCGAGAGACGCCGTCCAGAAGAGGATCGGCGGCAATCTTACGGAAGTCCAGTCGTGCGTTACGACGGTTTCGCTTGCCATTGGCATGCGAGACCGTCATCTTCGTGTTCCCATCTGCAGTCGAGTAGACTGCAGACGAGGCACCGACGCCGACCCTGGGAAGGGTCTGCGCAACCGAGTTGACTGTGACAGACTGAGGATCAGTGAACATGGTAGAGCTCCAGACTGAACATGATGTTCAATTGTTTGGTTGGTTGTGTCGTCGCCTCATTAGCGACTGCCGGCCCTGGATATGCCAAGAGCGGCTATGATGGCCTTTTGACGCAAAGTAAATGCGTCAGGGTTAAGGCCGAACCCGTAAGGGGTCGCTTTCAGGCGCTGCTTGGAAGTACAGCCCCATCGAGTGGTGATAGTACTGGGAGTCGATATTCCATCGACCATCAGCCTACCACTCCACGTGTTGACGGTTTCGACATGTGTTCGACACATGACATAGCCAAAACGTAGTACCAGGTTGTCCTGGGAGAACGCATGCAAATTTTGGACTAACGAACCAAAATTTGACACCCAGTCAACAGCCCAACTCCACGGCGTGAGCTGATACACGTCTGTGATATCTGGAATGATACCATAGACTTTCTCAAGCTCTAGCATCTTCTGATGCCAGCCCTCCTGCTTCGGGAAGAAGTAGGTATAGCCACCCGCAAACCACACATCTTGTGTGATCGTTGTAGTGGTCTCAAGGCTAGCCGGAGACTGTACCACATAAGCCGAGACACCAGGTCCATAGGGATAAATCCCTGTGCCTGATGACTTCGACGTAGAGGTGGTAACAGTCCGTGGAAAGGACCGTCTCCTCCGGACCAAACGGCCGGAATCACGGTAAAGCTGCGCAAGGCGCTTCTCAGCGTTCTTGCGAGCCTCCGTGAAACTGCGTACATCGGCAATGATCGGCTTCAAGCCGAACTCAAGGTTTAGGTATTCGTCCGCGTATTTACGCGGATCGAGACCCCCTTTGAGTACTGAGCGTCCTGGGATGGCCGGAAGGCCCTCCCTCAGCTCACCGATTGATGCAGCAGCAGAGACTGTAGGATTGGTTGGAATAGTATTGGCGATAGCAGTAGCCCCACGCTCATGTAGAAAATCAACATGAGGCAGTTGAGCAATAGCTGTCCAATCACTCTCCTGTACGGTCCCCGGAAGAAATATCTTCGGAGGAGCCGCAGCAAGCAGAGAACCCCGCATCCATCGGTGCTGTGGTGAATTCGCATCATAGATGAGGCGACCCACGTTAACAGCTCGAGAGATGTGAGTTTTCTGTGTGAGAAAGTTTCCACCAATATCCTCTCCTGTCTTCCGTAAACGGGAAACAGGGTGTCCCTCGGACGTCGTTTTCTGACGCTCGAGTACGCTCCAAGATTGGGTAGTCGGATCACCGCCAAAAGGCGGGCCCAACGACTCTTGATATGTGTTAACATAATCAAGAGAGTTCACAATCCTGGAGCGTGTGGTTTCCACTGGAATTCCTTCACGGTTTGTGTATGAATTTGTGCGCAAGCCGGATGCACTGCGTAAAGCCTGCGCGGTGTGTGCTGCATATCAACACCTGGTGGCCCCGCGAGGGGCC